TAGATTCAGCACAGGCCACAGACGAGCCTAATTCGTCTTCCATACAGCAAAGCACTGATAGGTTGACAGGCCAGTCCCCTTCTGGTGAAGAGAGTGAGATAGTCTTGTTGGAGTTCCAAGTGGACTACGACTTGCCCGGTTTTGAGGACGTAGATGAGGATGGCGAGCCCACGGGCATTAAGCTGCCTTACGTTGTTACAGTGGATGAGGCCAGCGGCACTGTTATCGGCGTGCGCCGAAACTGGAAAGAGCAGGATGGCCAGCAGCAGCGCCAAGAGTACTACATACACTATTTGCTGGTCCAAGGGCCCGGTGCATATGGCTTAGGCTTTTTGCATTTGATCGGGGGTCTGTCTAAAACTGCCTCTTCTGCTTTGCGTCAGTTAGTGGATGCCGGTACGTTGTCTAACTTGCCCGCAGGTTTCAAGGCCAAGGGTGCGCGGATCATGAATGATGATTCGCCGCTGCAGCCCGGGGAGTGGCGTGACATGGATGCAGGCGGTGCGGATTTGCAGAGCTCCTTGCTTCCAATGCCATACAAGGAGCCCAGCCAGACGTTGTTTGCTTTGTTGGGTTTCTGTGTGGACGCTGGCCGTCGCATGGCAAGTATCACAGATATTCAGGTCGGCGACAGCAACCAGAACGCTGCCGTAGGTACGACAATCGCACTGTTGGAAAAGGGCTCCACTGTGATGTCCGCTATCCACAAGCGATTGCACTACAGCCAAGGCATGGAATTTAAGTTGTTGGCCAAGGGTTTTGCGGAATACCTTCCTGACGAGTACCCGTATGATGTCCCGGGCGACAGCCGCTCCATCAAGGCCATGGACTTTGACGACAGGATTGACATCCTGCCCGTGTCCGACCCCAATATCTTTTCTGTGGCCCAACGCATTACGATGGCGCAGACGCAGCTGCAGTTGGCGCAAAGTGCGCCGCAGATGCACAACATGTATGAAGCCTACCGCCGCATGTACCATGCAATTGGTGTGCGGGATGTAGATGGTATTTTGAACAGTCAGGACATTGACAAGCCTAAGGATCCGGCGAGTGAGAACTCAATGGCCTTGGATGGGTCTCCGCTGAAGGCATATGCTGGCCAGCAGCACGATGCCCACATGCGCAGCCACGTTTTGTTTGCGCTGTCTCCGATGATCGCGTCCATGCCCAATGTCGCCACCAACCTGCTAAAGCATTTGCTGGAGCATATCCGCTTGAAGGCGGAAGAGGAAGTCGAGGCCGAGCTGTTCACCCAATATGGCACCGACCCCGACCGTATGGTGTCAGCTTTGCAGCGCGAGGCGATGGTGGCAATTAAGGTGGCCACTTTATACGAAGAGATGAAGGCCATGCAGGACGAACTATCAGGTGCGGGCCAAGAGGAGCCTGACCCAATAGTGGAGCTTAAGAAGCAGGAACTGGCGCAGAAGGCGCAAAATGATCAAATGGATGCACAGGGGGATCAGTCTCGTCTTGCACTAGATCAGCAAAAAGAGCAAAATGACGTGGCGAACGATCAAGCACGTTTGGCAAACCAGCAGCAGTTGGCTGCGCAGCGTAACGAACTAACCATGTTGCAGATGCAGCAAAGAGGAAACTAACATGATGAAGAAACGTAAATTTAACAAGGGTGGTGAGGCCCAGACCAGTCCCTATAGCGTTGAGGAGTTTGTAAAATTTGCTAAAGAGAACTTTAAGCAGGGCGCCCAGAAAATAGCAGATGATGTTGAGGTGATAATTGGCACCAAGCGTGGGAAAGATATTGAGGATCGCTTGGCTAAAAAGTACCCATACTCGAATAATAAAGAAAAGCCCCCAGAGATGTATAGCACTAAGCCTGCCAAAATGAAGATGATAACGGCCGTAGGTAGTAAGCCTGCCGTTGCTAAGGCAAAGGGGGGCATGGTAAAAAAGTCAGCTCCTGCCAAAAAAACGACCCGTCGTAAGTCGTAATCAATTATTTAAGAGGAAACTGACATGATGAATATGAAGTACAAACATGGTGGCATGGCCAAAAAGAAGATGGACATGGAAAAGCCTATGGGCAAAAAGTCTTCTATGGAGGCCGAGAAAATGGCCAGCGGCGGCGAGATGAAAGCTCGTGGCGGCGGTGCAGCTACCAAGGGCTTAAAGTTTAAGGTGTGCTAAATGAAAAAAAACATTAAAAAACAGGGACAAAAGACCCCTGTTGCAAAACCAGCGAAGAAAATGGGTACTATGCCTGTGCAAAATGGAAAAATTACCTACGTGACCAAAAAAGATGCGGCCAAAAAGGTAATGATCGCCTAAAACAGGTGTATAGTGTGTACGTGGCCACCGAGCAAGGCCTATTTTGCTTGCCTCATTGGAGAAATCCATGCTTGAATTTACAGAGAGTCTCTACAAAGAGCTCCGTCAGTTGAAAATGGACACACAGGATGTACTCCTGAGTGGCCGCGTCACGAGCATGGAGCAGTACAGGCATCTTATGGGCCGTCTCGAGGGTTACGTTTTTGTAGAAGAGGTCATGAAAGACCTTTTAAAAGAAAACCCCATAGACTAAGGACCCAGCAAATGGAAAAAACTGCACTTGAGCAGAAATGGGCCGAAGAAGCAGCCAATAAGGTTCCGTCCTTATCTGATGCTTACGGCGAAGACGGTGAACTGAAAGTGGAAGAAATCAGTGGCTCCGTTTTGGATCGAATTCCGAAGCCTACGGGCTGGCGAATCGTGATTCTCCCTCATCGAGGTACGAAAAAAAGCAAGGGCGGTATCGTCCTAGCTGATCAGACCATTGAGCGTCAACAATTGTCGACGACCTGCGGATACGTCTTGCGCGTAGGCTCTTTGGCTTATGGCGATCAGGCGAAGTTCCCAGAGGGTCCATGGTGCAAGGAAGGTGACTGGATTATTTTCGGCCGCTACGCTGGCGCACGCATGAACATTGATGGTGGGGAAATCAGGATCTTGAACGATGATGAGATCTTGGCGGTTATTAACGATCCAGAAGACATTCTGCACACTTGAGGTGAAACATGAGCACTAATACTGAAGACCAACTAGAGTTTGATTTAGGTGAAGGCGAGGAAGAGACGGAAGTTTCTTTGGGGGAAGAGACCACAGAAGATGTGGGCGGTGAAAAATTTACCGCGAATCCTGAGTCTACGCACCGGGATGAGTTAGAGGCTGTCAGCGACAACGTTCAAAAGCGTATCTCCAAGCTGACCGCCCGCATGCGCGAAGCCGAGCGCCGTGAGCAAGCCGCCATAGACTACGCCAAGGGCATGCATAATCAGGCCCAGACGCTGCAGCAAAGGCTTGTAAACACAGATTTCAGCCGACTAAGTGAGACAAAGAGCCGCTTAGAGACCCAGCAGGGCACATTAAAAGCAATCATTCGCCGTGCCCGCGAAGAAGGCGACATCGACACAGAGACTGAGGCGCAGCAGCGTCTAACAGATCTGGTCATGGAGCAGCGACAAGTAGCTGGGTGGCTGCAGCAGCAGCAGCAGCAGATCGAAAATTACAAGCAGGCTCCGCAACAGGCGCAGCAGCAGGCCCCTTCTCCAAAGCCTGCACCCAGCCCGCGTGCTGAGCGCTGGGCGGAGAGCAATCCTTGGTTCGGTCAAGACCGTGTTCTGACTTATGCTGCATGGGGCATGCATCAGACTCTTGTAGAACAAGAGGGTGTTGACCCCAACACTGAAGAATACTATACTGAGCTTGACCGAAGACTCAGGGACGAGTTCCCTAAGCGCTTCGCAACTGCTCAACCAAACAGACAACAGCGTTCCGTGCCTGCTGTTGCCCCTGCATCCCGTAGTTCCGGGGTAAACAGCGCACGCCGTACTGTCCGGTTATCACCGAGTCAGGTTGCTATAGCAAAAAAATTGGGTGTTCCTCTTGAGGAATATGCTAAGTACGTTAAGGAGTAATCATGAGCGATTCAAAAGTAACTATCGACCGCGCCCCTCGCGTTTTACGCGATAAAGAGGCACGTCGCAAGCCATGGGCACCTCCATCACGTCTTGACGCGCCACCCGCCCCTGCTGGTTTCAAGTACCGCTGGATTCGTTCCGAGATCAATGGATTTGAGGACAAACAACACGTCTATGGGCGTCTTCGTGAGGGCTACGAGTTAGTCCGCAATGAGGATTTACCCCCAGAGTACCGTGATACGTTACCAACCCTAGAGGATGGTCGTAATGCGGGTGTAGTTTCAGTTGGCGGCTTATTGCTGGCCATCATCCCCGAAGAAACTATCGCGGAGCGAAACGCACACTTCCAAGGCAAGGCCCGGGATCAGTTAAATGCTGTAGACAACGAGATGATGCGTGAAAACGCCCACTCATCTATGCGTATCCAGAGCCCCGAACGGAGCTCGCGCACAACCTTTGGTTCCCGCTAAATAGCGGAAAATTCTACCTTTTAGGAGCTACAAATGGCAAACGTAAACAAGCCTTTTGGTCTGCGCCCTATCGGCAACCTTTCAGCAACCGGTGCTCAAAAGCAGTACGGTTACTTGATTGCCGATAACCAGTCCGGAGCAATCTACCAAGGTGACCTAGTCACCGTATTCGATGGCTACTTAGTTAAATTCGCCCCCGGCACGCATACTGCTGCTGTTGGCGTGTTCAACGGTTGCCAATACACCGATCCAACCAGCGGCAAGCCCACGTGGAAGAACTACTACCCCGGTAGTGTGAACATCACGAGTGGTGTTATTACTGCAGACGTTATCGATGATCCTGCCCAGTTGTTCTTGGTCCAAGCGGACGAAGACATTGTTCAGGCTGATATCGGCAAGAACGCAGACGTGACAGCCTCTACTACTGGTAGTACTGTGACCGGTGTTTCCGCAATGACCCTTGATTCTTCAACTGTGGCTAACACTGCTGCATTAAACTTGAAGATCGTCGGTGTGTACAACGTTCCCGAAAACGAATTCGGATCGGACTACACCGTTGTGGTAGTTAAAATCAACGAACACGCGTACGGCAGTGCGGGTGTTGCAGGTCAAGGAGCTTAATCATGGCTATTAGTCGCGCACAACTAGTTAAAGAACTCGAACCCGGCCTGAACGCCTTGTTTGGCATGGAGTACAACCGCTACGACAACGAGCATACAGAAATCTTCTCCGCCGAAAACTCAGACCGAGCTTTCGAGGAAGAGGTTATGTTGACCGGTTTCGGGGCAGCTCCTACCAAGAACGAAGGCGCTGGCGTGTCTTACGACTCCGCTCAGGAATCATTCACTGCTCGCTACCAGCACGAAACCATTGCTATGGCGTTCGCGTTGACAGAAGAAGCCATTGAGGACAACCTCTATGACCGCTTGTCAGCTCGCTACACCAAAGCTTTGGCCCGTTCAATGGCCCACACGAAGCAAGTAAAAGCTGCTTCTGTGTTAAACAACGCGTTTAACACTACTGGTTCATACAACGGTGGCGACGGCGTGTCCTTGTGTAACGCTGCTCACCCAACCGCTTTGGGCGCTGCTTTTCGCAATACCCCATCAGTGGCTGCTGACTTGAACGAGACATCTTTGGAGCAGGGTATCATTGATATCGCCAGTTTCACTGATGAGCGTGGTTTAAAAGTCAACGTGCAAGTCCGTAAATTGATCATCCCTAAGGAATTGCAGTTTACTGCAGAGCGCCTAATGAAGACCACTTTGCGTACCGGTACTGCAGACAACGACACCAACGCGATCCGTTCCATGGGCATGGTGCCGGAAGGCTACGCTGTAAACCACTACTTGACAGACACAGACGCTTGGTTCTTGATGACTGATGCGCCTAACGGCTTGAAGATGTTCAACCGTTCACCTGTTAAGAGCTCTTTCGAAGGCGACTTCGATACGGGCAATGTGCGTTACAAAGCCCGTGAGCGTTACAGCTTCGGCTGGAGCGATCCACGCGGTATTTACGGCTCTGCCGGTGCAGCGTAATCGCATGAGGCGCCTACCACCTCTGTGAAAACACGTGGTA